AAGAAGCAATCAAGCAATGAGAGATACTACGATCTTACTCCAAAACGTTTTAAAGCTGAAATGTGGGCTGTGAACATGTACCGCTGGGCTATGGCTCCGAAGGCCAATATGGCACCAATAGAAACAAAATCACAAGTTGATGAAACCCCACAAGCTCCCCAACCAATTCCTACTGTTGCAGAGGATAAGTTACCAACAATGGAAACTAGCCCTGTTACGTATGGAAGTTTGGAGATTGATGCAACTTCAATTTTGGATAAATTACCTCCTCCAAACCAAATGCCACTACCTGCTAACCTTGACCACATTAACAACCCCGAATTAAGGAAAGATTTAGCTGAGCGCTATGTTTTAGAATCTCTCAAGATAGCACCTGAACTGCGTGCTGATTTGAAGATGCAAGCTAAGGCTCTCAAATATTCTGATAAAATGATTGATGAGTTAACTCTTGCTGCTTGCAATGTCAAAGCTGCTGTTCTTAAAGCTTTAGACAAATCAACCGGCTTCTTTCAAGCAAGTGTTAAATATGTTAAAGATAAGATCGCAGAGATTAATAAGAAATTTCCGTGGGCTAAGGTTATAGAAATTGGATTGTTTGCACTTGGAATTATTGGTGCTGGTTTTCTCGTTTATTCTATGCTTAGCTCAACTGAGCATAGTGATGCCAACCCACAAGCTGCATTTGGATCTGGTGATGAGAAAACCCAAAGAGTGTCGTGGAAGCGTGTGTATAGAAGTGTTATTCCAAAAGGACACAAAGCAACAGTTGAAGCATTGCATGCTCAATCCTTGCGAGATTATGAAGCAATTAATTTAGCTGAAACTGCACTTGTTAAGAATATGGGTGATCTTCGGTGGTCCAATAATAAGGGTGAACGATTCGGAAGAACCGGTGTCACTTTTACGCATGGAACAACTGGTATTACCGCCTACCATTTCCTCACTATGAAAGTAGCTGGGTTTGATTATTTGGAATTGACTTGTGCCAAAGGTGTGTTAACTTTCCATAAGAGTGAAGTAACACACCGTTTGTATGGCGCAGATCTATGTTTTATCACTTTCCCGAGGTCACTTAGTGCTTTTAGCGACATTAGAAAACATTTTGCTAAAATAAATGATTCAGCCGTTGATTTACGAACCATGGGTTTGGTTACCCGTCGCAACAATGGCGCAGTTGTTTTCGTTTCTAATGGCACAGCTTCTTTAGGAAAAGCTTTGTCATATGTACTAGACCTGAATGGTGATCCAGAAGAGAAAGTGACTCTGGATAACTTTATTCGGGCAGAAATACCAAGCGTTGCTGGTGATTGTGGATTCCCTTATGTTGTATTTAATACAAAAATGCGCAACAAAATCATTGGAATCCATGTCGCCGGTGATGGTGAAGAAGCCCTCGCTCAATTAGTTGATCCCAACGATCTTTATGATGAAGATGAGAAGCCTTTTATGGCTCAAAGTTCATCTCTTACAGTTCCTGAGGGGACTACTGTGGTTGAGAATGTAAAACCACAGGAGGCACCTCGCTTGCCAAGGACTAGTGTTATTGTGCCATCCTTGATTGCTCCATTGGCAGATTATGAAAGTACAACTCGTCCAGCTGCTCTATATACCTTCGAGAATGCACAAGGTGAACTTATTAGTCCATTGCAAAATGGAATTAACAAAATGAAACGACCACCAATTGTTTTATCCAATAAAGTTAAAAATGTGATTGACCGAGCTGCTAATACAATTTATAATAAACTTCCTTATGCAAAGAAAGGCCAATATAGAAAACTAACTCCACATGAAGCTGTGAACGGGGTTGAGACATGGCGTCATACCGAAAGTTTGTATATGTCCACTTCATATGGTTACCATTACCATGAGCCTTCTCCTCCCGGTAAAAGTGCGAAAAAATACTACATGAATTGCACTTGTTGCGGACAACAACCAAATTGTGAGTGCTTCACACCTGAAAGGAAATGTATGGGACATAATCCCACTTATAAACCCAATGCTGAACTGCAAAAACGTATTGATGAGTTGGGTGAGATAGCGCGCAATTGTGTTTTAACTTTACAGGAGAAACGCACTCGCTATCGCATTATTTGGCAAGATTGCCTCAAAGATGAAAGACGCAAACATGAAAAAGTCGATGCTGGGAAAACTAGATTATTTTCTGCTGGCCCTACCGAAATTTTGATACGTAAGCGAATGTTATATCAACCGTTTGTTGAGATGATGATGAGTGACCCAACCGGTTCTTTTAGCGCTATGGGAATTAACCCAAATAGTGTGCAATGGAAAATGTTGTATGAACGACTCATGCGCTTTGGCCCCGATACTAAACATCTTCCCGGTGATTTTTCTGATTTTGATGCATCCCTAAGGGAATACATCAATCAGAAAATCAAGGCTATTGTTGAACGTTGGTTCACAGACATGGGAATTTGGGATGGTGATGACTTTATTGAACACGAATTCTTTTGGGAAGTGACTTATCGCCCAGAACATATTGCTGCCACTTTGATATATATTGTCAATGAGATTGGAATAAATCCAAGTGGTGATCTTATGACCACTGTCTACAACATTTTGTACAATGCTATTGCTCATGTGACTGCAGCAACTCTTTGTGCTCTTGATAAAGGGATCAAAGTTCTTAAACGTAATTTTGACACTGATGATTACTTTGACCATTTTGAGCTAACTTGTTTTGGTGATGATCATGTTGAATCAACCAACGTTGATTGGTATACTATGCAAGACAAGTTCAATTATCTTGCTATGCTCGGGATGAAGTACACAACAACGGACAAACGTGCGATTGAAGATGTTAAGTGGTATACCATTAAAGAAGTGACTTATTTAAAACGCTCTCTTGAACCCCGACAGGGTGATGTGTTTGCCCCATTGGATATAACTGTAATTTACGACATGACTCTTTGGATCAAAAATAACGGTCAGGATGCAAGATTGAATACAACTCGAAATTGTGAGGCTGCAAGTCGAGAGATGTTTCATTATGGTGAAGCTCGATTTGATGAGTTTGTAAAGAAAATGAACTTCCTACTCACTCAAGCTAGATGTCCAACAATGCGAATTCCTAGTTGGGTTCAACTTTATGACGAATTCCTTGGTAGTGGATTCTTTGCTCAATCAAAAACTACCAAACCAGTTAGAAAGACCTGGTTTCCAAATAATAAGAAAACTTTCCATGCTCAAATGGAACGCGAACAGACAACGCGGAGCGCACTAAATACAGTCAAGGATGTTGCTAAAGCATCTAAGCCTATTTTAGAAGCAATATCGACAGCCCCAATCGTTGGAAGTTATGCCTCCATAGCTCACAAAGTTGTGTCTGCATTTAACCAACCAACAAATGTTAACAATGTTACCACTATTATGCCAAGAGATGATGACCACAATTTTATTGGTGGAATTAGCAACGCACGTGTTATGGCGACCAAGCCAGATGCTGCTGTATCAAATGATCCTCGATTGTTTGGAGATGCTAAAGACTATAATCAATTTGCAAATTGTTGGAGCATTCCTAGTTTAATTTATACCTCATCTGTTGATGCTACCACCTCATTGGACTCCCAAGTCTTTGAACACCCTGTCTTTCCATTGTACGGCCCTAAAGTAACAGGAGTCGGATACCAAAAATTCATTCAAGGGCACATGAGCAATATAGCAAGAAATTTTTCATTATGGCGTGGTTCTATTAAATATATGATTTCTTTTGTGACCTCAAAGTATATTACAGCCCGTTTCAAACTTGTTTGGACACCTGATCATTCAGACACAGTAGATACTGGTGAGGGTAATGTTTTGAGTTGTATTATTGATGTGAATGGTGAAACAAGTAAATGCGTGGCTATTCCTTACCTTAAAGACACTATTTGGGCGAGATGCAATGCCCCTGATTATCAGATGACCCTAAACCCTCCGACTGATCACGTAAATGGTTACCTGACTTTGTATATGTTGTCCACCCCAACAACAGTTGGTGTAAGCTCTACAGATACAACAATCAATATACAACTCTGGATGTCAGCTGGTGAGGATTTTGAAGTAGCCAGACTATGCCAAACGGGAATATTTGATGGCGTAAGCTGGTTTGGTGACTATGTAAGTGTTCCATCATCGTTGATACCACCAACGGAAAATCCCAAAAACCGAAAATTTTATGCACAAAGTATGCTAGAACCACGTGATGTTTTTGAGAAACCATTTGAAACATTTGAGCCTGCTAGATCTATCTCATACCATCGTGTAAATAACGATCAACCAATAAGGACCTGGACTGAAATGTTGCGTCGCCCAAACTTTGTGGAGAAGCGCAACGAAAATCCTTCTGTCAATGAACGAACCTCATTAACTCTAGCTAAGTATCAATTTGCCTGGTTTGAAGAGGCACAACTTAATACGATGGACATCGGAGGTAATAAAGTATACTTTGATGGTGATCAACGTTTCCAAACATGGTTGAGTACCTTTAAATGTTTCAGAGGAGGTAGTAGAATAACAATTCGCAAGCTCTATGGTCAACCTGTGGCTGCCACAACTACAACAACTACAATTCGATCGTCAGAGTCAGCAATTCGTGTGTCTGCATACAACCCATTTTGGGACCAAGGATACGATTATCATCATGAGACAAATGCGATGGTTTACAATTATGGTGATCCTCAAAGTCCAGAATTTACAATTGAAATGCCGTACGAATCAATGTGGAATTTCGATACTGTTGCCAGTTGGACTGATTGGCATAGTAAACCAAGTGTTGAAATTTTATCTTTCTTCAAGATTGCAGGAAATAGTACGGGTTTCATATCATATAACTTGTATTGGGAGCCCGCTGATGATTTCTCCTTTGGTCAACTGTCCTTTCCTCCACCAATTGTGCAACAAGACGTTAGTGCGGCAAAAAAGAGATTGGCATTGCACGCACAATCTAGCAATGAAAGAGAACCCGAAACTGCCACCTTGACTGAAAAGGTTGGATTGATCACTTTTGATGACAAAACCGAAGAGACTATAGAATCTAAGGAGCATCTCAAGTTTTTGCCTGCAAATCCATATAGTGACATTCCAGTTAGTGTATTATTGAGTAGAATGCATAGAGTGAAGACTGCAGCATGGAGTTCAAGTGATAGTGAAGGAACAACAATTACTACATTTCAATTTCCAAAACTATTAATGGATATAGAGTTTAATGATCAAACAATTAAACCTTATGCTTATTTTAGAGCCAATCTTAAAGTTAAGTTTACCATTAACACCACAGCTTTTCACCATGGGCAATTACTCTTTTCATGGCAGGGTCCAATCCGTAACGATGCGGGTATGAGTGGTACAGCGAATCATTATGCTTATAGCAATTTGCCACATGCTATAATGAGTGCAACAGTAGGTAATTCTGTTGAATTTCAAATCCCTTTTTTATTACCAACCCTATATCTCGACGTCGTTAAATGGCGCAATTCAAGCTTACCTGGAGCTTTTGCAACCATTGATATGACAGTTTTGGCCCCATTACGGGCTCTAGGATCTACAGCATCACCACGTGCAGATATCGTGTGTTATGCATCATTCACTGATGTTGAAGTTGCTGGTTATTATCAACCAGATTTCAGCATCAGAAAACAAGGCGGCAATCAGCCTCTCATTAAAGATGAGTACCACGGAGTACAACGTACTTCGAAATCGACATTTTCTTCAAATAATAATAAATCA